AGCACGAACATTGACATTTCCCTATGCCTCGTCGACGGGACGGCGCTGACGGTGAGCTATAAGCAAGCCAGCCAGCCGGAAAACCCGACGAATGGCCAGTACTGGCTGGATACGTCCGGCAAGCTCCACGCGCTCAAGCAGTGGGCGGAGGCGACGAGCCAGTGGGTATCCGTGCCGACGGTGTATCTGAAGCTTTCCGCGAACGGCATCGGGAAGGGCTTTCAGCAATACGACGGCATCCGGCTTTCGGGGCTGACCGGGAACGAGCAGGTCGAAAAGCTCAACGGCAGCCAGATTCTGTACGACGTGGGCGAGAGCTATATCGTGATCGTCGGCCTCGTCGACGAGACGACGAAGGTGACGAGCGGGACGGTGAAGACGGCGCGGAAGGTCCCAAGCATGGACTTCATCACCGAGAGCGGGAACCGGCTGTGGGGCTGCAAGTACGGTGTGGCGGACGGCGAGACCGTCAATGAGATCTACTGCTGCAAGCTGGGCGATTTTAAGAACTGGGAGTGCTACCAGGGCGTGTCGACGGACTCGTGGCGCGCGAGCTGCGGCACGGACGGGAAGTGGACCGGCGCGGCGACGCTGGCGGACAGCCCGGTGTTCTTCAAGGAGGACTGCTTCCACCGGGTGTATCCGTCGGCGACGGGGGCACATCAGGTGGTCGTGCAGAAATGCGCGGGCGTGCAGAATGGGTCGAGCAAGAGCCTGGTCGTGGTGGATGACCGGCTGTATTACAAATCGCGGATGGGCGTTTGTGTGTACGACGGGAGTCTGCCGCAGGAGATCGGCAGCTGCTTCGGGACGAAGCTCTACTACAATGCCGTCGCCGGAGGCGCCAGAGGAAAGTATTTCATCAGCATGGAGGATGAAGGTCATAACTGGTCGCTGTTCGTCTACGACACGAGAAAAGGCCTGTGGCACCGGGAGGACGCGACGCACGCGGAAGCTTTTGCCCAGGTGGACGATGAGCTGTACTTCCTTGAGGATGGAACGCTCAGGACTGTGTACGGCAGCGTTGGGACGCTGGAAGGCCCGGTAGGCTGGATGGCGGAGACGGGGATCATGACGTATGGGTTGGTCGGGAAGAAGTATGTGTCCCGGATCAACCTGCGGATGCAGCTGCCGAAGGGGTCGAGCGTCGACTTCTGGGTGCAGTACGATTCCGATGGCGTCTGGCGGCACTGCGGGCATATTGAAGGACGAGGCCTCAGGACCTTCCTGCTGCCGATCCGCCCGGCCCGGTGCGACCACCTGAAGTTCCGGCTGACGGGGAAGGGCGAGATGAAGCTGTTCAGTCTGGCGCGAGTCCTGGAGGCAGGAAGCGATGCGTAAGACGGGAGGTGCAACATGGGTAGTCTGACACTTGCATACCCGTCCATCGCGGGGAAGACGACGCAGGAGCAGCTGGAGAGCATGCGCAGGTATCTGTGCAGCGTGACGGAGCAGTTGAACCTCGCCGACTGGTCGGCGAAGGCGACGCTGACGGAGATCTCGCAGGCCATCGACGCGGACAGCCTCTCCGAGGCGGAGAAAAAAACGGCGCTCTCCGGCTACGGGGCGCTGAAAGCGCTCATCATCAAGACGGCGGACTTCGCCGCGGCGAACTCGGAGACGTGGTCGACGAAGCTGTCCGGCAGCTATGTGGCCATCTCGGACTTCGGCAAGTATCTCGAGAAGACGCAGCTGACGATCGAGGGCAATTCCGTCGGCATCAAACAGCTGTATGACTACACGGCGGGCGTCAACAATCAGTTTTCCGTCAATTCGCAGCAGTACATCAAGACGGGGCTGCTGTACTACAAGGACGCCGTGCCGGTCTACGGCGTGGGCGTGGGGAACATCGAGACGACGGTGACGGACGGCGGCGAGCAGGTCATCGACCAGACGAAAAATGAGCTGGTGACGGTGACGCCGGACCGGGTGAGCTTCTGGCAGGACGGGCAGGAGGTCGCGTATTTAAGCGACAAGAAGCTCCATTTTCCGTCCGGGACGCTGGAGGCGGCGGGGGCGGTGCTGTCGGGGAAGATCACGGCGGCAGCCGACTCGACGTTCGGGCCGTGGACGATCTCGGAAAGCAGCATTTTCCGCACGGCCAATGAATTTGGAGGCAGCGCGAGCATGTACTTCGGCACGAGCGGGCTTTCCATCAAGAACAAATTCAAGGTCGACGCGAACGGCAAGCTGACGTGCACGGGGGCGAGCATCTCCGGTGCGATCACGGCGACGAGCCTCAACGTGACGAACGCCGTGGTCACAGGGCTGCGGGCGGACGACATCACGGCGGGGAATTTCTCGGCCTCGCGCATCAACGGCGGGATCCTGGATTTCAATAATTTTTCGGTCGACCACCTGTCGGCGAGCGATATCACGACGGGGACGCTGTCGGCGGACTATATCAAGCTCGGCGGGGATATGGCGGTGTATTCGTCGCTGCTGGGAAGCGCAGTCGGCGGGTATCTGGGGTACACGACGGGCGATTACGGCGGCGCGGGCATCCATCTGATGAGCGGCTATGGCGAGGTCGTCGCCACGACGAGCGGCGCGAAGCTCTGCTATGGGCAGAACACGCTGTCGGTGACCGGCAGCGGCGCGCATACGAACTGCACGATGACCGTGGGCGGGAATCTGTCGGTTTCGGGCGGCGCGGCGCCGGAGTATGACGGCGCGGGCTCGCTCGGGTATTCGAACTACCGCTGGTCGGTCGTCTATGCGCAGACGGGCACGATCAGCACGTCCGACCGGGAGAAGAAGACGGAGATCTCCGACGAGCTTGACCGCTATGACGCGCTGTTCGCGCGGCTGCGGCCGGTCTGCTACCGGCTGAAGGACGGGACGTCCGGCCGGGTGCATACGGGGCTGATCGCGCAGGACGTGGAGCAGGCGCTCGCGGCCTGCGGGCTGACGGGGCAGGATTTCGCGGCCTTCGTCCGGTCGCCGCGCGAAGGCGGCGGGGCGGATTACGGCCTGCGGTATGAGGAATTCATTGCCCTGTGCATCCGGCAGATCCAGCGGCTGCAGGCGCGGGTAGAACGATTGGAGGGATGAACATGAGCAGACTTTCCGGAAGCATCCACACGCTCCGCGCGGGGCTGGTGGAGGCGATCAACGCGGCGGGGCTGCCGCCGTGCATCGTCGGCATGGTGCTCGAGCAGGTGCGCGGGCAGGTGGCCGTGCTGGAGCGGCAGGAGGAAGCGGAAAAAGAGGAAGAACAGGAGGCAGAAGATGGCGCTTTACAGAGTGCAGAGTAACGGCAAGGCGCCGACCGGCCTGCAGGCGGGCGACGAGGTCGTGACGGGCGGCGGCACCTACCGGATCCTGGGCGTCAACGCGGACGGCAGCTACCGCAGCGCGCTCAGCAACCAGCAGCAGACGATCTACAACTACCGCGGCAGCTACGGCGTGCCTGCGGCCCGCGCGACGCAGCAGCCGGTGCAGGATCTTTCCGGCGTGTCGGAGGCAAAAGCGGCGCTCGGGCGCGTGCAGGCGGCGAAGCCGGGGGCGTATGCCTCCCGGTGGGAGGGGCAGCTGCAGGAGCTCTATGACCGGATCGCGGAGCGGGGAGACTTCTCCTACGATCTGGGCAGAGATCCGGTGTACCGGCAGGCCAGAGAGCAGTATCAGACGGCGGGCAGGCTCGCTATGCAGGACACGATGGGGCAGGCGGCAGCGCTCACGGGCGGCTACGGCTCGAGCTACGGCCAGCAGACCGGACAGCAGGCGTACAACGCGTATCTGCAGCAGCTGAACGAGATCGTGCCGGAGCTGTATGCGCAGGCGCGGGAGCAGTGGCAGAGCGGAGAGGCGGCGCTCTATGACCGCTATCAGCTGCTCAGCAGCCGCGAGCAGAGCGACTACGCGCGCTACCGCGACCAGATGAGCGACTACTACGCGGAACTGGACGACGCGCGCAGCGCGTATGCGAACGCGGCAAAGCTGGCAAACGACAATTACTGGAGCTCGCTCGAATATCAGGCGGACCGTGAGGACGCGGCGAACGCGCAGTACTGGAAGCAGCTGGCCTACGCGGACAAGCAGGCCGCGGCTGCCGAGGCGGCCGCGAAGGCGGCGCAGAACGCCGCGGCGAGATCCACCGGTACGGCGGGCAGCCGGAAGCAGAAGACGGCGTCTTCCAAGGCCGGCGGCCGCAGTACGGGCGTGAAGAAGACCCGCAGCAGCGCCTGGACGAGCGGGCAGGCGGAGCTGAACTGACGGAAGGGGGAGACGGGCATGACAAAGCTTCCGGCGGCAAGGCCCAGCCCGCGTGTGGCGGGC